TTTTGGTATCGACATTCGTACTTCTGCTGCTGGTTCATTGACATACTCTACTGATTCGGATTGGACGTTTGGTGCTCCGGTAACATCTTCCGAGTTCAAGTTCACAGACGGCACTAGCATGACAACTGCTCCAACTGGTGGCGGTTCAGGTGGCGGTTTAGATTCTGCTGCAGTCATTTCTACAATCAATGATGAATTTAAGGTTTCTTCTAGTAAGGTAGAAATTGGACAATCTGCAAACGCATCTGGTTCAGGTGGACTTGCTCTGGGTTACAGGGCAACAGCTTCAGGTGTTGCATCTTTCGCAATTGGTGATGCAACCGCATCGAGCAGTAATGCATTAGCGATTGTTGATAACGCAGTCGCTTCTGCCGCACTTGCAATCGCGATCGGTCAAAGAGCAGAAGCAACACACGCTAATACAATTGCATTAGGTAATGAGGCAGACGCAAAGGGAAATTTCTCTGTCGCTATCGGTGATAATGCAGAAGCAACTCAGGCGGATATGGTAGTAATTGGATCAGGCGCTTCAGGTGCCGCGCAAAATTCTGTCATTGTAGGTCACGATGCTACTTCATCTGGATCATGGTCAGTCGTTATTGGCGATCAGGCACAGGGTACTGGAACTGAAACTGTAGCAATCGGTAATAATACGCTCGGTGGCGCAGGAAGAGGCGTAGCAATCGGTGACGGTGCAAATACCGCAAATGGGACTGTACAAGCAATTGCGATAGGTAATGATGCATCGACAACTGTTTCTGATGCAATCGCTATCGGAGATAATTCATCTGTAACTTCACAGTTTGGTATCGACATCCGTACATCTGACTCTGGTTCTGTAACATACGACACTACAAACGATTGGACGTTTGGTGCAACAGTCAATGTTAACGGCGGCGTGAATGCTTCCGGCGACATTACTGCGTTCTCAACTGCAGTAAGTTCTGACCCACGTCTTAAGACAGATATCGTCAAGATCGACAATGCTGTTGAGAAAGTACAACAGTTGAACGGTGTATCTTGGGATTGGACTCGCGGCGGTAAATCTGCTGGTGTTCTTTCTACAGATGTTGCTGCAGTGCTTCCAGAAGCAGTTACAACGGGCAAGATCTTTGGTGAAGATACAGAATACGACAAGGTCAACTATAATGCTTTGATCGGTCTTCTTGTAGAAGCAGTCAAAGACCTACAAAGTCAGGTTGACGATCTTAAAGCAGGGGAGTAAAACATATGGCACTTCAATCATCAGGTCAAATCGGTGCGGGTGATGTCCGCGCCGAATTCAATCAATCAGGCGAATTATCTTTGAGCGATTATTATCGCAATGGAATTAATGTCGACTTCGATCAGACTTCTGTCCCAACTTCAGGCGAAATTTCTTTCTCCGACTTCTATGGGGTTGACGAACCAGTATCTGGTACAAGTGGTACATTCTATGACGTGAATAACTATTATTTCCGAGTAATTGCAAACGATCCAGGAGTTTATGATATCGATGTGATGTGGAATGGCGTTATCGCTATTTCAACAACAGTCAACGATACAACTCTCCCAACTCAAGTAACCACGCATGGCAATGGATACACGTATAAGAGATCAGGAAGCAACCAAGGCGATAATAAATTTTCAGTATATCGCGTTATACCATAGAATTTAATTCTATCCATAACGAAAAGGGAGACTTCGGTCTCCCTTTTTTTCACATATAGATAATTATAACATTATGCAATAATTGAGGATTTATTATGACTACCCAAACTTCAGGACAAATTTCTTTACAGGATATTAGGGATGAATTCGAACAGACGGGACAAGTCTCTCTGAGCGATTATTATCGAAATGCAGGATTAGTAGATTCGAATCAGACTGGTGTTCCTATTTCTGGTCCTATATCTTTTTCTGATTTATATGGTGTAAGCAAACCAGCATAAAGTTATTTCCGCGTATAAATAATATCGTAAATAACTTTGAGACAAATCATGTCAACGACTTTCAATTGCGGAACAAATTACCTTGCACCGAACGGGTTTAAAGTTTCGATTAATAAAGAAAATTTCGCGAACCTCGAGTTTTTCGCGCAAAGCATTCAACACCCTGACATCTCTCTTGACCCTGCTGAAATCGGATTCCCAAGATTATCCACTTTGCCGATGCTCGGAGAGTCGATCACAAATGGAGTTTTGACTATCGAAGTGATCATGGACGAAGATATGAACGTATATCAAGAGATATACGACTGGATGAATCGAGCGACTCAAGAGAAGCACACACTTGCGCCTCAAATTAGTGGCGCACAACTCTCCTCATATCAAGACGTGACAGTTTCTATACTGACGAGTTCAAATAATCCGAACCGGTCGTTTCGATATGTAAACTCTCATCCAATCAATATCGGAGGCATAAACTTTGCATCCACCCTTGATGGAACGTACATCACATTTCCTGTCTCGTTTAGATTTGATTACTTCGAGTTCGTTTAGTATAATTGACTAGTCAATATCTTTGGGAAACTGCATCATGAATTTAGAACAGTTACACGCTGAATGGAAAATAGACTCTCAGATCGACTTTAATAAGTTAGATGTGAGTTCGGTCGAAACACCAAAACTACACGCCAAATATCTAGAATATCTCTCCACTTTTAAATTGAAATTGAAAGACGCTGAGTTTAAACAGAAAGAACTCATGAAGAATAAGTGGTTGTGGTATAATGGAAAACTTGATCAACAAGCAATCGAGAAGTTTGGTTGGGATCCAGATCCATTCAATGGGTTGAAAGTTTTAAAGGGCGAAATGCAGCATTACGTCGAAGCAGACCCAGAACTCGTCGCGAGCGAGGCGAAAATTGCATACCTAAATAATATAATTGAGACGTTAAAAGATATCCTCGACAATCTGAAATGGCGTCATCAAACGATTCGAAATGCAATCGAATGGAAGAAGTTTGAAGCAGGGTTTTAATGGAAATTATTAAACTGAGAATGAAAGATTATTCGATGCTGCAGATGATAGAGTGCGCGCCACATGTCGTCTCGGAGTTATCAGAATATTTTACATTCGAGGTTCCAGGAGCGAAGTTCATGCCTGCCGTCAAGAAAAAGGTCTGGGACGGAAAAATTCGCATGTTTAACCGCACCAACGGAGAGATCAACGCGGGACTTTACTGGGCGATCAAGAAGTTTGCGATTCAAAGAGGATACGGCATTAAAGTCGAGGAGGGCGCATACGGCTATCCATACGACAAAAATACTGTGAACCATATGAAAATCATGGAATGGTTCGAGACTTTGAATCTTCCGTTTAAACCTCGAGACTATCAATACGATGCAATCACTCACGGTATCGAAAGAAAAAGATGCATCCTTATTTCCCCGACAGGTTCCGGAAAGTCGTTCATCATCTATCTTCTTTCCCGATGGTATCTTGCGAATCACAATAAAAAAATTCTCCTGATTGTTCCTACAACGTCGCTTGTGGAACAGATGTACAAAGATTTTTCAGAATACGGTTTCGATGTTGAAACGAATTGTCATCGAATATATTCTGGAAAGGACAAAGACACAGAATGCCCGATTGTCATCTCTACTTGGCAGTCAATATACAAACTACACCCTAACTGGTTTCACCAATACGGATGTATTATAGGCGATGAAGTACATGGATTCAAGTCCAAGTCGCTGTCTTCGATTATGAATAAAGCGATTAACGCTGAATATCGTTTCGGCACCACGGGCACATTAGACGGCACGCAAGTCAATGAACTAGTTCTTGAGGGTTTATTCGGACCGGTCAAGCGTGTTGTCACAACCCACGAACTTCAAAACAAAAACGCACTCGCCAATATCGATATTGACGTAATTCTTCTAAAGTATGCCGACGAGTACCGTAAACCAACCGAAAGTAGGAGTTACCAAGATGAAATCGATTTCCTTGTTACTTACGAGAAACGAAACAAATTTATCGCAAACCTTGCAGTCAATCAGAATGGAAATACACTTGTTCTGTTTAACCTTGTGGATCGCCACGGCAAGGGTCTACGGGATTTAATTGAGTCGAGATTAAAAGATGGACAAAGACTCTTTTTCGTCTCGGGCGAAACAAAAACAACAGACCGCGAACAAATCCGGAATATTGTGGACAAGCAAAAGAATAGCATTATACTCGCTTCTCTGGGCACTTTCTCCACTGGTATTAATATCAAAAATCTGCATAACGTTATATTTGCATCTCCATCAAAAAGTCAAATCCGAGTACTCCAATCAATAGGAAGAGGACTTAGAATATCAGACGATGGTTCAACTACTAAATTATTTGACATTGCGGACGACCTTCATTGGAAGTCCAAGAAGAACTTTACCCTGTTGCACAGCGGCGAAAGAATCAAGATATATACTAGAGAAAAGTTTCCTTATAAAATTAATGTGGTAGATATATGAGCGGTACGATAATTCAATTCAAATTAATTTCTGGTGAAGAGATAGCATGTGAAGTGGTTGACTTTCCTTCTGAAGAGGATCCAGATTTTATTATAAAAAATGCACTAATCCTTTTGAGAAATGGCAACAATCCAACTGAGGCGCAATATTTGTTTAAACCTTGGATTGCGATGAT